CACATACAGATGGCGTTTTATCTGTACGTCTGTGGCATTGAAGGCATCAAGGTAGACACCGCCAACATCTTTGCAGTGGAAAGCAACCCGCCACATGCAGTGCAGTGTTTCAACATCAGCCTTCTGACCCAACGGCACGGCCACGCCATCATGATGGATACGCTGAAGCTGATCGCCGAGGCCAAGGAAGCTGGCGAGTACACTACTGGCTGGCCTGATTGGGTCGAGCTGTGAGCGTGTCTGACAAATAAACTTATTAAACCCGTATTGACAGAGCGTTTTTAGATGCGGGTTTGATCTGACCATACAAGTCTAAATATACATCATACAGACAACACAGGAGATACATATGTCTGATTTTAAAGAGCATCTGCTAACTGGAGTGGAGTATTCCAACCCACGGCTGAACCAAATCTACCGTTATGACCCGCAGTTCAAACGCGAAGATGGCGGCATGGGCAAGAGCATCCCAGCCACTGCCGATGAACACAATGCAGGCTGGGCTGTGGGCATTGTCATGGAAAAAGCTGAAGCCACAGAGTTCTGGAACGTAGCCAAGGCGCACTTCAAAGAAAGAATGCCAAAAGAAAAGTTTGCAGCAATCCACAGCTATCGGGATCTGGATGACGGGCGCATTCGCTTCACTGCCAAGCGCAACGCAAAATCTAAAAAGGGCGCATACGCTACCGAGCCAAAGATGATTGACCACAATGTGGAGAAGCTGACTGACCGGGCAATCTGGGGCGGCAGCAAAGGCAACATCAAGGTCACAATGCTGCCCACAATGAACCCATCCAAAGGGGAGTGGGGCATATCGCTGTTCATTGCTGTCGTGCAGGTCACAGAGGCCATCTATGGCGGCGGTGGTGACGATCTGGATGGGTTCACAAGGACAGCACCAGCCAACAATCCCATGGCCGTGCAAGACAACCCTGACAACCCGTATGGCTTGCCAGATCTGCCAGAGCAACCAGCGCCCAGCAAGCCAGCAATCGATGACGATCTGGACGATGAAATTCCATTTTAAATTGGAGAAATGATATGGACGCTATTTGCGATTATTGCACGCATTGGAAGCGGGATCACTCAGGAATGGGTTGGTGCCGTAGATACCCGCCGCCTTCCATTGCCAAAAACGGGGATACTGATTGGCCACGTACAAGTGGTTTTGATTGGTGCGGGGAGTTCCACATGGTGGTTGAGCAGCGAAAGCCTGACAGCCGCATGTGGCGGCAAGACCGTAAATAAAGATGTCAGCCATACGCAAATACGCCAGCAAAGCGCACAGAAAGATTGCCAAGGTGATCGGGCTGGCCCTGATTGCCGGGGATAGCCACGCATGGCTGCAAGCAAAGCTGCTGATGCGGGTTCACCTCACGGCACAGGAGCGCGCTGCGCTGGCATTTGCAAGCATGGCATCATTGGACAAAGACCAGCGCGATGCTGTCGCGCGGTCAACCATCCCGGCTGTCTTGCTGGGGCCACCGTTGCCCACACTGGATGACCTCAAGGATGACGCAGCTTGGTGGGCCAGCAACGCCGATGACAGCGAACTGCAAGTGTACCTGATGGCGATCTTCAACGCGCTGCCAGCAGACAAGCAGCAAGCATTTACCAAACACATAACAACAAGGACGGCAGCATGACCGAGATCCACAGCTTTGCCGAGATAGACGCATCACTGCGCAGTATTGACACAGGCGAACCAGCGACAGCCAAGCGACGATTGTTTGCATCAGCCGCACGGTTTCAAAACAGGGCCGTCAAGCCACGAGAATGGCTAGTTGAAGGCTTCATACCAAACGGCACAGTTACCCTGCTAGGCGGCGATGGCGGCTCTGGCAAATCGCTGCTGGCCATGATGCTGGCCATCGCAACAGCGTCCACAAAGGATGTCAGATGGCTAGGCAGGTTGCCAGTGCAAGGCCCAGCGATCTACTGCGGGGCAGAAGATGACATCGATGAAATGCACAGAAGAATGGCAGACATCACAGATGCCAACTTCATACAGTTCACAGACCTAGAAAGGCTGCACGTCTGCTCACTGGCTGGCCAAGATGCCCTGCTGGCAGTGGAAAACCCAAAGACAAAAGTGCTGGCAGCAACGCCGTTGTTTGCTGAGATACGCGACAAGATCGAAGCAGAACGGCCATCATTGGTGGTGTTTGACACACTGGCTGATTTGTTTGGAGCCAATGAGAACGACAGAGCGCTGGCCAGACAGTTCATAGGGATGCTCCGGGGGCTGGCAATACAGTTCAACTGTGCTGTCGTGCTGCTGGCACACCCGTCATTGAGCGGCATGACAAGCGGATCAGGCACCAGTGGCAGCACAGCGTGGAACAACTCTGTCAGATCGCGGCTGTACGTTGAGAGGGTGTTCCAAGACGGCTATGAGGCTGACCACAATGCGCGCAAGTTGTCAGTCAAGAAAGCCAACTACGGCACCACTGGCGATGAGATCATGATGCAGTGGAAAGATGGCGTCTTTGAGGCTGACAAGGTCGAAACAGGGCTGGATAAGATGGCCGTGAATGCCAAGGCAGAGCGCGTGTTTCTCAAGTTGCTGGATCAAATCAATGGCCAAGGGCGGCGATGCAATCCCAGCGGGGGGCCAAACTATGCGCCCCGGCTCATGTCCGAAATGCCAGACAATGAAGGCGTGGTAAAACGTGGCCTCAAAGGGGCGATGGAAAGGCTACTCAGCAAACAAAGCATCGCCATCATTACCGACAAAAGCAACCCCAACAGGCCCAAAGTGCACATAGAAAGGGTTGTGTAGCATGCCCCCTGCATCCCCCCTGCATCCCCCCTACATCCCCCCTGTGTGCACACCCCCCCCATACCCCCCTACGGATGCAAGCACCCCCAAGGGTGGGGATGCACATCCAGAGAAGGTGGTAGAGGGTTTAACCTTTCTTCTTAAGCAATATGGTTTCGATGCCACTGTGTCGGTGCGGCAATCGCCAAGATCTGATTATGCTCTTTGCTCTTTCGGTATGCCTGACGCGGCGTGTCTCAGCACAAATGCATTCACTGCTCTTCTCAGTAGCATCCACAGCATCGATGAACTTAACGGCTTGGCCAATCGCAGGCGGCATCTGCGCAACCCGGATCTACAGCGCTGGTCTGAGCAACAGCGGCAAGCAATCATCCACAGGAAATATCAATTGCAACAGGAGCAAAAAAAATGACAACAAGTACAGATCTAATTTTAACACGTACAACAAAACGATTGCCCGTTGACGTGTTGTTGCCCGGTCAAGAGGCAGCACTCGGCAAAGCAATGCTAGAGTTTGAACGTGAGCAAGCCAAGCAAGTCAGGCGGCAAGTGCTGCCAGCAGATCGAACGTATGTCAGGCGGCAAGTAAACGATGACGCAATCAATTTGCTAAACGAAATGCGCAAGGCTGGCCCATGCACGGCAAAGTATTTGGCAGAGGTCATGTCGATCAGCACACACAAGTCAGCCAACTTGATCAAGTCACTGACTGTGGCTGGGTTAGCCGAGAAAGTTTGCATCACCAGACGCAGCACCGTGCAGGAGGATAACCTGCCGTATCTCACAGGGCATCGTGAGCGCAATGATTGCTGGGTCTACAAGGCGTGGGAACAATGAAGGCGCTGGAGGCATTAGAGCGCGCAATTAGTCTGGTGACAGGTCGGCGCGCGCAAGACTACGGGGATGCCGAGGCCAGCTTTCAACGCATCGCTGACGGCTGGAATATTATCGTGCGATCAGCCGATGGCGATCTGACCCCGGCGCATGTCGCATTGATGATGGATTGGATGAAGTCAGCAAGGCTGCTCCAAAGCATAAATCACGCCGATTCATGGGTGGACAAGGCAGGGTACGCAGGATTAGGCGCGCAGTTAGCCCTGAGAGAGCCTGAGAGGCCCCCTACAGCGCCATCTAAGGCTAACGGTAAGGGTGTCATCCGGCCAGACGATATACGGCCTGAGAGCCGCAATTATTCACAAGGTTAAATTATGGTACGAAAGAAGAAAAAGTCCAAGCCGCTGAACGCGCCGAAAAGCCGTGCTGATCACGGCACACCAGAGGCTCTGCGGCAGGCTGACGGTGTGCAATATGAGACAGTGGATGGAGGTCGTTTGGGCAGTGTCAAACGTGCCTACATCTCGCGGCAAACGCCCATGGACAGGTACAAGGCAAGGGGGCTGGTCAGCCAGCGTCAATATGATGCTGCCCATGCGTTTTTTGTGCTTTACGATAAGACGCGACAGGCTGGCAGGGTGACGTCGAATTACGACAGGATCATCGTTGATGGCGGTGGAGGTGGCGGGATAAACGAGTATGCATTCTCGGATTACATCAAGCTGCAGCAATCGCTGGGCATGGATCATGTCAGTGTTGTCCGGGCTGTTGTCGTGGAATGCGAGAGCGCCAACAGTTGGGCCAAGCGGTACAGATTGCCCAGCAGGATGGGCATCGAAAGGCTGCGTGATGGCTTAGATAAGCTGGCGCAGATCATGGGAATATCGTGAGGGCGGCAGGTGTATGTTGGATGAATAAACAGCAGAACGCAGGTAGACGTTTGTGTTAAGCCGCCCTCAACGCGCTCATAGCATAAGTGCAACTTAAACTAAATATGCCGCGTACAAATAAAATCTATTTACCAACTTACACCTGATGTGCCAGAGGGTGATACAATAGCTTCCCCTGTGTTGGTTCACTGGCGTCCCTTTTGGGGCGCTTTTTTTTGTTGGAGGTGCTGCAATGGCTGGACGCAAACGCAAATGCACTCCAACTATCATGCGCAAGATTGCCGAGCGATTAGCTGAAGGCGAGACGCTCATTGATATTTGCAAAAATCCTGACGTTCCAAGCTACCGCGCAATCACTGATGCTGTGCTGGCTGACGAGGAAGTCTATGAGATCTATCGACGTGGCCGTGTACTGCAAGGCGAGTACTATGCTGACCTGATCAACAGTTTAGCAAGGTCACCACTGCCTGACGTGGATGATCAGCGCAAGCTACATGCCGAGGTTAATCGACGTAAGTTAGAGATTGAAACTCTGAAATGGACTACATCCAGAGTGCAGCCAAATGGTGTAAGAGATCGCAAAGAGGATGCACCACAACAGCAAGCCATCACCATATCATGGGCTGGTGGTGACGTTGATGTGAGTGCAGATGGCTGAATGGAAAGGCCCCGTGCCTTTTGACCCAAAGAAACATAAGCCTGTTGATGCTGGATCTGGCAAGAAGATGACAGAATTTCTTGCCACTGAGATTGCAGAAGATGGTCAGGTGTTTAATCATCCAACTGTTTGGTTTGCACAAAATGGTCAGGTCGTTGATCTTTCATCGCCTGATGATCGTGGCACGGCAACGCAATTGGCCAAACAATATGAGGCAGCAACAGGCAAAAGGTTCCCTAGATTTGGCAAGGCATTTGATGCTGATGGCAACAAGATCATAGGCAACTTTAAGAAGGGCAGCACCACTGCGCAACAGCGAAGCAACGCAGGCGGTGCAACAAGGCGGTCATTGATTGGCTCTGGTGGTCGGTAAAAAGTCCTGTATATCACTCATCCAAAGCCGCCGAGCTACGCGCGCAAAGATCGGCATCAATTGCCACCCATTGTTGTCATAATGATAACTCGCAGCGCTCAAAACAGCTAAGTTGTTGTAAACAAACGATAACACTGTTAACATAATATCGATTATGCGTCCTACAACACCTTGAGGTTGTTTTTGGAAATCCCAAACCCCACCCCCGCAAGAAATTTTGCGCCCTGTCTATAGCGTAGAACCCGATCTGAGAATGCACACATCCACTGCCAGCGGAGGCCAACCTCTGTGGAAATCGTAATCCCATATGCGCCGCGTCCTCTGCAGGCCAGCTTGCATGACGAGATGCAGGCCAAGCGGTGGGGCGTTGTGGTTTGCCACCGTCGATTTGGCAAAACCGTGTGGGCCATCAACCACATTCTGCGTGATTGCATTATGTCCACCAAGTCCAACCCCCGCTATGCATATATGGCCCCGACCTACCGTCAGGCGAAAAATGTAGCTTGGGATTACCTCAAGCAATTTGCTGGCAAGATCCCCGGAGTTCGCTTCCACGAGACTGAACTCAGATGCGATTTACCCACTGGCGGCAGGATCAGCCTGCTGGGCGCTGAAAACCCCGACAGTTTGCGCGGGATATACCTTGACGGCTGCGTGATGGACGAGGTTGCGCAGATGCCGGAGAATGTCTTTCCGGAGGTCATCAGGCCAGCCCTGTCAGACCGCAAAGGCTGGGCCACCTTTGTTGGCACCCCGGCTGGCCACAACGCGTTCTTTGATTTGTACGAGCAAGCCAGCGCTGACGATGATTGGCTGTGCGTTGTTAACAAGGCGTCAGAGACAGGCTTGCTGGATCAGGACGAGTTAGACGCTGCCCAGCGCATGATGTCTGCTGATCAGTACGCGCAAGAATTTGAGTGCTCTTGGAATGCCAATGTTCCCGGCGCAATATACGGCAAGGAGTTGGAGACAGCGCAAGACGAGGGCAGGGTGTGCAATGTCCCGTATGACCCTGCACACAAGGTTGACACGTTTTGGGATCTTGGCGTGGGTGACAGCACGTCGATTTGGTTTACCCAAACCGTTGGCAGGGCAATCCACGTCATAGACTTTTACGAGGCGCGCAACGAAGGCTTGCCGCATTATTGCAAGATGCTGACTGATCGGCGGTATGTTTATGGCGATCACCACGCCCCGCACGACATTGAAGTCAGAGAGTTAGGCAGCGGCAAATCACGGCGTGAAATCGCATGGGATCTTGGCTTGAATTTCCGCGTGGTGCCTAAGCTGCCTTTGGAAGACGGCATTCACGCAGCACAGATGCTGATACCCCGGTGCTACTTTGATCGAGAGCGCTGCAAAGACGGGCTGGAAGCGTTGAGACAATATCATAGGGCTTACAATGAGCGCACCAGATCTTTCCGCGCATCCCCTGTGCATGACTGGTCATCACATGCGTCAGATAGTTTTAGATACCTTGCCGTTGGAATGCGGCAACCCCGCGATCACCAGCGTGTTCCACAGCAAATGGCTGTCATGGAATACAACCCGTTTGCGGCATAAGGAGAGATAGATATGGGTGGAATGGCATCAGCAGCGGCTAACGATATTTCAATTGGGCTTGGCTTGAAGGATGACCCCGGCCCAACACCGCGTGATGATATGGCAGGTAGAAAATCATCTTACCAGCGCCGTACTGCCGCCACCATTGCGCGCAACAAGGCAAACGAGGAATACTACCGCAACGACGATAAGCCAGCGCCACCGCGTGCGGAGCTTTTAGTTCAGCGCTCTGCTGCTACTAGCATGGCCCCGGTTGCCGCTGCCCCAACAATTCCTGACCCGAATGCTATTGGCGAGACTGAGCAAGCATTGTTAGACGCGCAGAAAAAAGGCCGCTCATCCACAATACAGACCAGCGCCAAAGGTTTGCTGTCTGGCGAGGATAGCACCCGCAAAAAGCGCAGCCTCATGGGGGGCTTGATCACATGATGTACAAAAAGAAAAACATCGCTGGCGAGATGGGCGCACGGGCATCCCAGCCTGCCAAGCGCCGCCAGACTGTTGATCCATTGGAGCGCGCAAGCCAGAAGATGGAAGGCCGCATGCAGGGCGGTGATCCCAAGAAGGCCAAGCGCAAGTCAATGATGAATAGCTACGGGCTGTCCTGATGCAGATTTCCCCCATGATTGCGCAGCTTGATCGGCGCTTTAAGCAACTCCAAAGCCAGCGCAGCAATTGGGAAAGCCACTGGCAGGAACTGGCAGATTACATGCTGCCACGCAAAGCCGAGATAACCCGGAAGCGC